ATGATAGAAAGCGGTATTTTCTCAGAAATTTTGGTAGCTCAGGCAGCACAGAAAGGCATTAAAGTTTGCCCTATGAAGCTGCAAAAATTGGCATATTATTGCCATGGTTATCATTTGTCGGTGACTGGAGAGCCTCTAGTTGCTGGAGAATTTCAGGCATGGCCTTATGGCCCTGTTCACCCTGATATATACCAGCAATATAAGCAGTTCGGAAATTCAGCAATCCCTGCACCTACTGAATGGCGTATGCCACCTAATATTTCTGAAACTATCATTGGAATTATCAACTTTGTGCTTGAAGAATTTGGTCGCTTGGGAGCATGGACTTTGAGCCAGAAAACACATAAAGAATCTCCGTGGTTGGCCCACTATGATTCCACTACGCAAACAGTAGACGGCCGGTTTATAGCGGAAAGTTCGATCAGCTGTTACTTCACAGGTGAACTAGTAAACGCTCAAGACAAAGAGCTTGCTATGATTATGGATTCAGCGGAAGAGACTAACGTTGTATCTATGCCTCCTTCCATATCTTCTGCTGAGGACTTTTCTAATTGGATTGATAACATAGAAGTTTAAATTTATGCAGCATGGATTCGCTTTTACAATTCACTCAATCAAACAGCTTAAAGGTTACCCGAACGAAGTGCGGGTGAAGCTATTTCAGAATTTTATAAATTACTTTAAAGCTGGCCACGACCCTTCTGCTTTGCCCGGGAAATATAAGCCTGACTGGGAAGCTAAATTCGTAACGTCCCCAATGGTTCAGGGGTTTATAGATCTTGCGAAAGAAAAAAATATCCACCACTATCATTTTGGATACAAAATGTATGAAGATGGGCGTGATGAGAAATACCCTGGCAACACATCTTCAGGTATCATCCATAACCGAATCGAAGAGGATGGAACGGAAACAAGGCACGTAATAATCGAGGTCTGCCTGAAACACCCTTCACCGTTTAAAACTCCGTGGAATCTTTACGATGATGCTGCACTTGTTGAAGTTGCCGGCTAAGGTTCGTTTGAAGTAGTCGTGGAATGTTGTTTAGTTTTAAATTTTAAAATTGTAAACGATGGATTTTCTATACTTGGCAATTCATTGCATTACGCCAGCAGAGAGCGAAACCAGTTTGCAGCTTTAGAGTTATAGTTACCATCACATCTCGAAAAAACCGAAAAAGGAATTTAGTTTTGAAGAAAATAATCATCGCCTGCCTCGTCTTAGCAATAACGGGCTGTTTTGGTCCTCCGAAGTTTGATTCATCTAACCAAGATTCGGCTAAGAAGTCCGCCTCGAAAATAATTGATACGCTCCCCGAAGCTGAAAAAGAGGAATTCGGAAAAGCTTTATTGTATTTTTCGATGGGAGGGGAATTAGGATTTAAAAGCCTAATGAAGGCCGCATTTGTTAGCAAGTCTGATGATGTCTCAAGAGAAGCTATACTAACTGATAATTTAAAAGTCATTGATGGTTTAACAGGTCAACAGATTTTAGAGATGTATCGCGTCAGACAGGAAGAAGACCGAATTAGTCGCGAAAAGCAAAAAGAAAAAAAGAAGAAGAGAGGAAAAAACAAGAGGATGAGCGAGCTAAGAAACAAGCTGAGCGAGAAAAAGTAACTGCTCTTAAAGCCGAAGCTGAGAAACTACTCAGAAGCGACGCCTTTGAAGAGGCGCTAGTTAAATATCGTGCGTTGAGTGAAATACCATCTGGTTTGGATGCTGCGGAACAAGGGATTGAAGCCACAACAAAAGCGATGGAAAAACTCTCGGCCGAAATGTCCTATATCGATAAAATTGAAATTACTGAGTTTCAAGCAAGACGCATCGATACAAACCGAGAAAAAGACATCCCAGCGGTCAGAATTTCTCTCAAGAACAACGGTGACCGTTCGCTGGATAAGGTTAAGGTCACAGTGTATTTCCAAGACAAAAATGGCAACACTATCTATGAGGAAGATTTTCACCCAGTATTTGTCACTAAATATTCCTTTAGCGGTAACGATAAGCCTTTGAAACCGGGCTATATAAAAGAAATGGAGCGCGATAAATTCTACACACTCGATACTGCTCTTTCTGCATGGGCGGAGGGTAAGGCTATCGCGAAGGTCACTGAAATAAAATTTTCAGACTAATTCGAACGACTTCGTTTTTTTACTCTCCACTGTAGGTACCACAGTTACTTTTCTGTCATATACTCGAACTTGGCTTTCTGTTTTGTGACCACTGGCCAGCTGCTTCTCGCCAACTGTTCCTTCAAAGTCACTAATACCTTTAGCTTTAATGTCATGGAAGGTGAAATCTAGCGGTAATTGGGTTTCTTCTCGCGCTTTAATAATAGTTTTGCGCCAGCGTTGATCAAAGCTTGCTACCGCAAAGGGGTGACCGTTCTTCTGGTGAAGCACGAACATGCTGAATACGTCAGGGTTTATTTCATTTGCTGTGCTTATAGCCTGGCGTAGTCGTGGACCCCATTCTTTGATTTGTTTCTTACCAGTTTTGCCTTGCTGTATAAATATACCGTCTTTGAGAAGCTGGCTTTGATGCAATTTGACTACGTCAGCCTTGCGAGCCATGCACAAATAGCTAATTTCCATTGCGGCCTTAACGACTGGACATGCTCTCTGATAAACTGCGTCATACTCGTAGTCTTCAATATAACGATCTCTCGCTTTCTCTTTGAATTGCTTAACGCCTTGGCAAGGGTTGTGCTGCACTTTGCCGCGTTCGTACGCCCAACGAAACACACGAGATAAAAACGCCTTGTGTCTATTCGCTTGGACCGGAGACTTTTGACCAAGGATATCCATGAACTTTCTTACATGAACAGGGGATACTGTATTTGGCTCCATTTTTCCAAACGCGCTAAGTATTTTTTTACTGTACTTCTGATAATCTTTACGTGTGTGTAACGATAATTCCCTGAAGTCAGCACTATTAAAGAACGTTTCGACTAGATGTTGAACTGTGTTCTTGTTATTTGCTATAGCCATATACTTTTCGTAAGCAACCCAAACTTCCGATTGTTTTGCATCTAAGCTACATAACCGAACAGCACCACCCCCTACCGGATGAAATTCATAAGCGCTTCGACCCTTGTATACTCTTTGGGGCATCCATTGATCTTCTACTTTACGTTTACGTGGCATAATCTATTTCAAAAAGTTAGGGTTGAAACCGTCATCATTTGCTGCGGCCACTGCTTTATCGCGGCCATTTAGCCAGTCGTCGGTTGTCCACACTTCTCCTTTAGCATTTACACGGTAGGTAATACCGTTCTCTTCGAACCAGCGTACTTGCGCACTTCTTTTAGCATAGCCGGTCATCGTTGTTATGTCTGAGCCTATCACTATTTGCATTTCATAATACCTCAAACATTTTGGCCTGGTGTGGCTCTAACGGTTCAGGCCTGTTCGTTACTTCAAATACTTCAATTGATGAGTCATGAACGAAGCTGCTGCAGATTTCAGTGCAAAATACCTTTTTACTATGCGCTTCACAGGTACCGAACTGGGTTCTGTCTTTGGCTCGACCAGTATACTTTTCAACGTAAGGGCAGTGCCTATCTTCTTTGTACCCTTCGACGGAAAAATGATTGCAGGCTATACATGCCTTGGGAAGTCTTAATCGCACCGCTTAAGCTCCTGTAGTAGCCGTTCAACATTGATTTTTTCCATGCTTAATGCTGAACAAATTGTGCTAATAGCACTGTCTAATGACACCAAAGTTTTTAGGCGTTGTAGTTGCGTTACAGAAAGCTGATTAAGTCGAATTTCCTGTTCAACAAAAAGAGACTTCGTATTCTGCTGAATATAACTTACGCGTATTTTGTGGGCAGTTTTTCTTGGGATACATAACTCTTCTGCAATCGAAGCTGATGACTTGTTTTTCCCAAGCATACGTTGCAAAGTTTGCTGTTTTTCAAAGCTAAGACTAACCATCCTCAAGCTCCCCTAATATATCTCTAACTTCGTAGACGGATTCACCCACTAAAAATTCACGTCCTTCATTACATATAATGACGGTACCTGAGTTACCGTTTGAACTGTGCTCATGGAAAGCAACTATATTAAATAGAACAATGTTGTATTCTGGATAATTGAAACTGTATTTACTAAATTTATGAGATTTCATTACGCTTATTCCTTATCTCTTTTCTTAAGCAGGAAATTTAGAGCGTAAAATGTAATGCGCTTACTGAGCTCAAAAGATAAGGACATCGAGGACAGCAGGGTTACAGCTAGACCAACAGCACTAAAAACTAATACCCAATTTCCAATTACTATCTCAGTAGTTTCTATGGTAAGTAACTCATACAAAACTGTTCCAACTATGCATGTATGATAAAACCATATTGCGTTCTTAGTTACCGACCTCATTTGTATTTACCTTCTCGTAACTCTTCTGCATAAATACGGTTCATACGAAGCCAAATGTCCTTACACAAATCCCAAGGTACGGTAGCTGTTAAATCCGCCAACCCGTTCTCATCCGTATCGCCTTCACAAATCTCACAGTCATCCTTCTTATCGTGATAACACTCAGGGCAGCAATTGGCTTTTTCTATGGTGAACTTAAACTCACCAATACAACCAGCCTTTGCACGTCGAGGGATTTCAGCTTTTTCAAACGCCTTAGCTATCTCTCTTGCAATGCAACCTTCCATAGCCTCAATCGTTTTCGACTGATTGTTATTGCGCTTTTCTAGCTCTCTTACACGTTCATTAGCCTTTATTATTTCTGCGCTCATACTTTCAATCATATCCGCAGCATCAGCAACACAAGCGTTAGCTACACCGTCACCACTTTGTATGTCCTGCGATAGAACGCGAAGCGCTTCAATCATTGTTTCTGAGTCACTCATGCGCTGGCCACCTCTTTCCATTGATCACGTTCACGAGTGACCTGGTTGATTTGTTCCTGCAGCTGCTCACACTGTTTTTGTAATAGGCCGCATTCGATGTTTCCGTTATTAATGGTTTCTGCATGCTGCTGCAGTTCAGACATAGCCAAACGCTTTAAGCGCTCATTTTCTGCATTAACGCGCGCCAGCTCCTGAATAATTGCATCAACTGCACATTCACCGTCACTAACCAAGTTGTTACCAACGCAATGCTCGAGTAAATTTTCAAGCTGTTGCTCATTACGTGTGGTAGCTTCAATGATTGGGGCAAATGCTTCTCTAACCTCATTAGCTGAAATTAGGGCACCATTAACAGGGCAGTGGCCTAAGACCTTAAAATCAAGTTTGATCATTACTGCATCCCCAAATCTTCAAGTGTTACGCCCAGTTCTTTCGCCATTTCTAGCGCTTCTATGCGACGACGAACGCGACAGGCTTCGAGTGATTCTTGCTTGGTGCGGCGCTTTTCAATCGCTCCTTTGCCGCGAAAGCATGAATCTGTGAATTGTTGAAATACATCGTTATGCGGTCTCATTTGCTTAATCCTTTTTGCTTGTTTCTTCTAGCGCTTCTGCGCGTTCTAACTGGATGGCAAGGCTCTCTAACTGGCGAACCTCATCAACGCTAAACTGAACTGGCAAGTTCGAACCAATCACTTTGGCCAACGCACTTACTCCGGTACCGTTCAATTGAAATATGTGTTTCATAGTTAGTAAGTGGGGCAGCGCCCCACACCTTATTGATGGTTAAGCGCGAAAGCCGCCGATAAACACTTCAACCGGTAACTTCTTCAAACTGTTTGAAATCTTTGCTTTGAACTCTTCTGAGGTTTGCTCGTTATGCTCTTCTTCGCCAACTATTCGAAGTGTGAAGGCAATGCGCGCATCACCAGTAAGCATTGATACGCGAATCTTGAACGTAACTTCTGATAGGCCTGCATAAGGTACGCAGGTGAAATTAATATAAGCAGGAAGGTCTTTTTTGTTCTTTGCCGCTTCACGTTCTGTTACGCTGGCGCTGTTCTCAAACTGGTCTATTGAGCTTTCAATTTCTCGTACTCGCTCAACAGTTACCGTTCTAACTGCATTAATGGCCACAGCTAGATTCATTTGCTCACCTGAAATTCCATCTACTGTGATACGGTCTTTCCAGTCTTCAATGAAGTCGCTAAGGTCTTGCTGCCCAGAGCGTCTATTGCACGCTGCAATTAAAGCCTTATAAGCAGCTGTTTTTGGAATGCTTAGTGTAGCCTTGTGATCACAGTGACCAGGCACGACCAAATCACCCACATTTAAAACGGCCGCGGCCATCATGTCTTCACCATCGATAAACACTTGTGCATTAGGGTAAAGCGGGGTTTCATTGCCAACGTACTCACTCACATACGCAACAAAGCTTTTGATATCTTCCGTAGTGAAGGAACCACGAAAACGTGTTCTATTTTGAAGCTTGTGTTCGATGTCAAGCAGTGCGAAATTATCCGGTACCATCAATGCCGGCAGCTGTTCTGGCTGGATTGCTTCTGCAGTGTCTAATAACTGCGTGTTTAATTGCTTGTTAAGCTCGCTCTTTTGAAGCTCTAAAAGTGTGTCGCGATCGAACATAATTATTCCTTAGTCATCTTAGTTACATTGGCTTGACCCGCGAACAGGTCTTCGTGGCTTTTAGCAAGCAAACTAATAGAACCATCCTTGTTCACCCACATTGGGGTTTCAGTGGTGGTCTCTTCGTTAATCTTGCCCGTTGGGGTAGGACGTGAATATTTGGCAGTAGAAACCACCTTCACTTTAATGCCTGCGCCGTTTTGGGCAGACGTTGCAGCCGGTTCAATTTTGAAGGTAACGTCTAACTTGCCACCCTTATTGAAACGAAAGATTGATTTGCTCACCTCTGTAAGAAAGGCAGTTAGCTGACGCTCAAACGCACCGCTATCTACTTCAGCGAGAAATTCATTTAATGGGCCTTGTTCGCTCATTGTTTTTCCTTTGGTTAAGCTGCTAGCAGCTAGTCAATAAAATCGTCTAAACCGCGTTGTTGAGCTCTACGCTTGAACTTCTCAAGCGCGGTTTTTTCTAGTTTGTCGATGCGGTAAACATTGCAACCGCATACGTCAGCAATAACTTCACGAGTAATGATTTGCCCTGGTTTGATAAGCACACTTAACACTGCCAAGCCAAGGTCAATGTTTAACTCGTCTTCGCGCTTCATTAAGCATTAGCAGCTAGCGCTGCAGCTTTAGCTTGCAAACTGAAGTAGCGGTCTAGGAATAGCTCTTTGGCGCCCATTGGTGGAAGCGGATGAATGATTTCTTCACATGGCACTTGATCATTAATGAAAGCCCAGTAAGAAGGGTGAGGGTTCATAAGGTCGCGCACCTCTGTAGCCAACATCTTTAAATCAGCATCTTTCACACATGCTGGCGCTGGCCACTGAACACCAACACTTTTAAAAAGGCTTTGTTCAATGTTGTCGTGAATGGTTTGATATACAGGAAGCAGTTGCTTCAAAGGGGAAACTATATCGCCACAATATGCTTCAGCAGCGTCATGTAGTAGGGCGGCTAAAGCGTGTTCTTCAGGAACTAACTCGCTAACAAGTACAGAATGTTGTGCCACAGAGTAAAAATGCTTGGTATGACCATTAAAGCGGCAGATCATTGAAAGAGAATGAGCTATATCCTCTATGTCAAAATGCATGTTTTGGATATTGGCGTAGTCGAACACTTTTCCTGAATACAACTGCACCCGCGCCGGCAGTTGTGAGTTCGTCAAAGGTACAACATTATTCGTTTTAGCCTTTTTTGTTCCAACTTGAATATCAAATTCTTTGCAAATCGCTCGAAGCTTGGTAACGGTCTCTTGAATCTTTTCAATTAAGTAACTTTCACCGGGCCATGAATTAGCGTTACTTAGATAGCAGTGATGAAGACCATCTTTCCAAATGTCGACAAAGAAATAACCCCTATCTATTGATATTTGCCGCTGAACGTTGAAACGCGCATCATCAGAAATTGCATTTGTGAGAAGTAGAATTTCATCTTGTCCTGCTGCGATTGATTCTTTAAGTATTGATTTTGGTCGCATTGTCTTACCCCTTCGGTACACTAATTGATAATAATAAAACCCCTTTACGTGATTTAGTATTTTACTAATAGTGGAATAAGTCAACACGTATCGTGTACTTTTTTAAATCAATGCGCTAATATTCAAGTCATGCCAGATTTGTTCGATAACCTTTTTAGCAATAGAATTGCTTTTGCTGAACATTTTTTCAGCAATTAAAATTAAGGGTTATTTATGAAAAAGCTTTATAGAACTACATCTTGCATTTTATTCTCTACCGCTGTATTACTATCAACGTCTTTCGCTTTGGCGAGTGGTAATGGAGGCGGAGAGGAACCGCCTAAAACCAAAACAAGGAGCACGGTGAGCATTTGTTCTTTTCTTCCGTTCGTGTGTGTCGATGCGAATAGCGGTAATGGAGGAGGGGATGAACCACCAGTTAAAGAATGATTGAATTTCTATTTCAGATAAACAAGATGTCGCTGGCTATAGAGCTGGCGGCTGTATTCGCAATAACAGCATCCAACCTCATTTCAGTAAATCATAGAATTAGAGGAGAGGCTTTCCCACTAGTTGTTCTATTAATGTGTGTGACATCAATTTCACACTTAGGAATAGAATATATTTCTCGTAGCATGTGGGCCTCTGAAGATACTCTCGCCCTTGGATCATTGATTTGGTATCTAGGGTTTAGTGCCTCAGACTTTCTTTTTGTTGCAATAACAATTTTTTCATGCAGACGTTTCGCTTTAAGGCGTGACACTCTGAGCGACTTCATCCTCTTTACTTTTTTCGTGATTGGCTTTGTTCAGATTATTAGGTATACAGATCGCTATATACTGGGTTTCGATGTGACAGGAGATTTTTATAGGTATCTGATACTTACATTGAACTTGATGACAACAATAGGGGTTTGTATGTATTCGGCTGAATACATAAGAAGGAATCATACTGCCGAACTTAAGGTAAGCATTAGGGAACGGAGCTAACAGCATGATTTTAGAAAGCACTGTAGAATATGTTCTAGCTCTTTTAGTTATCGGCACCATTACAGGCGTAGTACTTTTCAAATTTATCAAAGACGATAAACATAAGAAGTTAACTGAAACGGCAATCTACAGAGATTCCGATGAACTCATAGATTGGTACAACAACATTCAAAAAATAGAGGATTTCGGAGTACAGCGCGCTGAGATGTCTTTATGGAAAGCAGCTGCGCTTAAAAACTACAAAATTAGATGTGAGTTTTCAAAAAAAGCGCTACCCGATAATGTAATTAACGTTTTTGAGCATCGCTCGAAGAAGAGTCAGTAGCATTAGAATCTGTTAACTTCACTAGCTCTCTTGAATAACTCTCGACAAGTTCAGAAGGATTTAAGCCTGGTTCAAGCTTTATCCTTCCGAAATCTATTGCGTCGCCAATTACCTCTCTAAAAGCTTGCACTGACTTTTCAATAGTTAATGCAGGGATTCTATAGCTTGACCCAAGTTCATTTGGCCATGTGCCTTCGACAAAGTAAAAATTGACGTATTTTCCGAGAAAAGGCTCTAATGCATCAGACAATTTATTGATCTCTTCGATGCCAGCTGTTCTTATACCATTTTCATAGTTTGAAATACGTGACTTGCTCCAATCACATCTAAAAGCTAATTGAGGAACTGTTAAGCCTGCCTTCTCGCGAGCTATTCTAATTCTATTGCCTATAGTAGTTTTAGTGTCCATGATGCAAACCTTTATTCAAGTTGCCTAACAGTATATCAAAAAATATTATAATTACACGTTATGTGTATCACTTCGTCACGTTTCCTCTGGTCTGCTTTCACATTTTTTTAAATAAATCATGCTGGTTGTAAATAATAAGCTATATTACCGAAACGGTAATAAAGTAAACGAAGGCGTTAGTATGGAAGTTTGGAAAGCTAGGCAAACCAACCTTATAAGATTGATTAAACAACACGGCACAGCAAAAAAACTAGCCGAAATCTTGGAAACAGATGCTAACTATATTAGCCAATTAAAAACGGAACATCGGGTAAAAAAACTGGGCCATGCTTTTGCGCGCAGAATTGAATTAAAAACTGGCATGAAAGTAGGAGAAATGGATGCTAATGTAAATCTAACGAGGACTGGTTTTGATCATCATTTATTAGCATCCATCCAAGAAGCTGTCGCTGATCTTAGAACAATGGAGGCATTGGTAATAAAAGAACCCTTCAATATCGAATCAATCGCAAAATTAATCGCAGCAAAGATTAATAAATAACGTAATTTCAATATTTTATAAAATAAATATCATATCGTGTTGTCAAAAAAACACAGAGCGTGTACCTTATATGTAGTCGCGTTTAATGTGTTGAGGCAGCATGAACAACCTAAAAGAATTCAGAGAGAAAGCCCAGTTAACTTGCAATCATCTCGCTGCTCTTTGTAATTGGAAGAGAGGGACAAGAGTAAGCAATTACGAAAACGAGATAAGAATACCTAGTCTTGACGATTGCCGAAAAATTGTTTTTGCACTTAACAGAAAAGGTGTTTACTGCACCTTGGACATGGTTTTTCCCCCTAGGTCTGACATAGAAGAAGAGTCAGCAGCATGAATCTGACTATTTCCTCTCTTCAATCATCACTTTGTAAAGGGTTAGCTCACAAATCAGACTCCTTACAAATAACTCTTCAATCTCGTCGCGGCACCCGCTTTGAGTTAGCGCGTTTAATTCTTCAACAGCTTTTTCTAACAGAACAGAAGCCACCTGAGCGTTTTCTTGTTGTTTCATCACAATACCTTCTTAACAGTGTTTCGCTCACAAGCATAGCTGAAGCACTGCATATCTATAACTGTACTTCCGAAGGGTAAATATAATGTCCACAAAGAACAGAAGAAAAAGCAGTAATCACCACATGTGGCACCAACCACCACGTTCTGTACGCGTGGTAAGAGCCACGCTGATTACTGTTTCTGTTTTTACAGTGGCTTTACCGCTAGCGCTTGCCGTTTATTCGTTGGTGATGTCATGAACGAGCAGTCCAAGGCAATGAAAGCTGTTATAGCAGCGCTTAACGATGTGTATAAGTGAAGGGTATCGAGATGACTGAAATAACCATAATTAACAATACAAAGAACACTGAATTGTTAGTCGACCAGTCTAATGGATCTATCAACATTACTCTCGTCGAGCGTAATCCTGAAAGGCTCTGTACCAGCTGCGATTTCAGACTTGATGCAAACTTTTGCACCTGGCTTAAGGTTAAGTGTTTGCGAATTTACTGTCATTGTGTCACTTCCTTGTTTTGTTCGAATTCTGCTCAATCTACCAGAGGTAACCGCGGTGAGTAAAGTTACATCAGCGCATCTAGTGGTGATGCGATGAGCAAACAGGGACGCATGATGAAATACATGGGATTACCATCAAGCCGAAAGAAGGTCTTTAAAGTGGGCGATGCTGTTCGGCCAATACCAGGCGCGCGCACATTAACTGAACCCACCATTCTTGATGGTAAAAGCTACGGAAAAGTAGCCATCGTTTTTGAACGCATCATTCACGTTGATGACGACTTGAACGGGCGCATTCATTTGGCGCCTGAAGACTTAATTCTGATCACCGCCGCTGAGGACCAGTAATGTTTACTGACACTGATTTACTGAATTGTTTTAAGCCTAATAACACTTATAGCCGCGACGCACTTGCTGAAGCAATTGGTGTCGTGGAATTACCACCATTATCGGCCGCACTAGGCAGATTGAGTGGTCAGGGCTATATCCAGAAAGACCCAGATGATAAAACGTGGTCGTTGACTGCCAAGGGTAAAGCTGCCTCATACTTTGAACCTGTTGGTGGTACCATCGCTTCACTGAATGACAAAGTGAAAGACATCAGCGCAGCACGAACCGCCAAAGACAAAGATCAAAAGCAGGAAGACCCGGTACACACATCCATTAAAAGCTTAGAAGCATTGTTCATCGCAATTAGACGTAAACCGCAAGACCTTGGTATTAAGCGAGAAACACTAAATGCGTTAGCCAGATTCATGGACCCAACCATATCTAGTAAGCTGGTTGAAATAGCAGACGACCTGCTGCAGCTGGAAGCCATAACCAAGCTGGGCGAGGGCATGCAGTGAATAAGTCCAAAAATAGCACTCAATCAACACCCAAAATTGCTAGTTTAGCTTTAGCCATTGATTTTTCTTGCGTGGACGGCTTGGTTAAGAGTGTTGAAACGTTTATTGAATCAGATGCTTTTAAAAGACTTTCTGAGCCTTCTCGCAATTTCATCATCAAGGCTCTTACTACCAGTGGCAATGGCCTTCTGAATATCTGCATTCGAGTACCTCGCACCCCAACCAGCGCAGGTAAACTCACTGCTGAGTGTGATTTGGTCGGGTTACTCGAATTGCTCGCAGTCGCTCTTTACAAATTTGAATGTAACTCTGGCTTAGAAATCACAGACGAGACGCCTTGGCTATGAGTATGAGGTTTACAGAATGAACACACGAGAATTTGAAGCGCTGAGTGATAACAGCTTGCCACCGTTCGCGGTTACGCTTTACATACGTTGCTTCCGCAAGAATATGGGGTATAGTGATGGCCTAGTGCACGTTTCATTACGCTCAATGAAAGAGGAAATGCTGCACTTACCACCTCGTGGCTCGAATACAATTGAGCCCAAGCCAACCACCGAGAAAATACGAACAGCAGTTCGACAATTAGAGCGAGCAAACCTAATAGAATTGGTTGAAAAAGGCTCCATAAAAGAACAAAAAGCAGCCTGTTATCACTGCTCTTTAGCCTCAACAGATTTATCAGGTTCAAATGAGGAACAACACGAGAGCAACACGGGAACAACACGCAATAAAAAAACGCCACAACCCACACCACACAAGCGCTACAGCGGAAATATTTTAAAATTCCAAAAATCTGAGGAACAACACATACCCGTTATACCCGATCTAGAAGAAGAGGATAACGCGTGCGCGCGCGAGAATTTGAACTTCTGTAACGACTGGGTAGGATTGGCCAAACAGGTTGGTCTTTCAGTTCCTGCGGATGAACTACAAGCGATTTTCAATAAGTGGAAGTTAAGCGATACGGGAAACACCTATCGCCATATCGCCACACATCGAAAGTACTGGATGCGTTATTGCGCAACCATCAAGCACAACCAAGTCAAAGGGGGCAGTCATGCACTCAACCAGCAATCTAGTCAACAAAGTGGGTATCGCAATGCAACCGCAACCGCATGGCGAGACTGTTACGAACGAGCGCAACGAGGCGAAGGGGTCGAAGCATTCGACTTCGCTAACGACCAGACTTGAAACTGTCTATCAGTTTTGCCTAACAAACCTGAAACCAGTGTTGATGGAGTACTGGCCTGAATTCGTGAACAAGTACCCAGAACTGGATATGCAGCAATGGGCCATTCGTGAGTACGCTAAGCAGATGGTTGACGAGGGCGTTTCTAGTAGTCGACAAATTCAATCGGGTATTGCAAAGGCGTGTAAGCAGCAATATCGCCCACGGCCTACAGAGTTTGCGAAGCTTTGTAAGCCTACACCTGAGGAACTTGGGATACCCTCACTGCGTGAAGCTTACGATGAAGTGATCGCCAGACGCGGAAGATTCAAAGGTAAAGACTTTGAATTTAGCCATCGCGCGGTAGAGCTGGTAGACGAACGTGTTGGTCATCGTGTTTATCAAATGCGAGACGCTGACTTCATGGAACTGTTCAAAGGCGAGTATGAGTACTGGGTGAGCAGAGCAATGACAGGCGACTTGCCTGAAGCGAAAAAAGCGCTTGAGTACTCTACACCGAAGAAGCCTGTTATCGACAGTTACGTAGCTAAGAACGGCAAGCCTATGCTTGGTGATGACTTAGTTAGTCAAAAAATTAGAGAGCTTGGTATAGCTTTTTCGAAGAAACGCCAAGCGCACATAAGCACACCAGACGATAAGGTAGCGTGACCATGGATGTAAGCAATATCAGGAAACGCTTAATGAGCTGTTATGAGTCTAGGCTGATCATACCTTCAACCATAGCAGCGGTTTGTGAAAATGCGCGTGAAGGACAGTACCAATACGACTGGTCTAGCACGCAAAAACGGGTAGTTAGCGCTACTGAGACACGAAGCCGAAAAAATAAGGAAATTAACGTTTTTACCCCAACCGATGGCGGTAGCCGATACAAAGACGCGGTTAATCAAGTACCAGTCCACGAATATAAAATTTGGTTAAAATTAGTTTATGCTAGCGTCAATCATCAGCCGTCAGCGGCGTTTCTCAATATTTGGTTGCTTGCTCAGTACGTAAGCCAAGCAACGAAAACACAGGAAAGAACGGTGAGTAAGATCAAGCAAATTATTCCCTATGCTATAGGCGATACCATGCTTGAAATTAAAGGGGTAGCTAGGGAATATACACAGGTCGACATTGCAAAATTGAACAACATAACAATCAAGAATTGGGAAAATAATTGGAGTTCACGCTTTAAACACCTCAAGCGTATATGCCACAGGCTCGACAGAGATTCGCTCATTGCATGCGAATACCAATTTGAACGTTTTTTTAAAAAAAGTGCTTGATTTTAAGTTTTACGGGGGGTAATATGCCCCATATTGATATGTTAGTAAAACTGTATCAATGTGAAGGCGACCAGCAAGGTCGCCGTTTTTTTATGCCTGTAAATCGGTAACTGTCTATCCCAACTTTGCCCTTCCATCGGAAGGGCTTTTTTAATGGTGGCTTATGAAACTTTGTACCAATAGCCTGAATTCGTTTGCAATGGAATGGATAGGGTAACGATGTCTGCAGAATGGCTTACGGTGTTAATTTCTTTTTGCTTGCTGGTTGCTACCGTAGGCGGTTTCATTCTGAACAGTATCAGAACCAGTTTGAGTAGTTTGTGGAATCAGCACAATGCTGAAAAAGAAAAATCTTCTAACTTCAGAGAAGATGTCAAATCGCACTACATGCGCAAAGACGACTTAGAAGATCATATCAGTTTAAGGCTCGATAGCATTAACGACCGTATGGCCCGTGTCGAGTCTCAATTAGAACAACTGCAGCCTGTCATGGCTGGTCTCAATCATTCGTTACCCAGTTTAGTTAAAGCGTTGGCAAAGCTAGAAACTAAGCTGGATACGCCTAAATAACAAACGGTGTTAAAAATGTTTGGATTCGAAGCAGTAGTGATCGAGCTAGTCTTTAAGTTAACCGTAGCGCTTTTTGCTTTGGTTGGCGTTCGCTTCGGTCTCATGTGGTTTGATAAGATAATTGGTGTTCACCCTTTCAGTGAGTGGATAAACGATGCGGATGATATGCCTAAGGCTGTTTACTACGGCTTGCGTTTTGTTGCCGTTTGCCTGTTGGTCGGCCTCGCTCTTTCCTGATAAATACGACAAAGAATTCAGAAGCGCAGCCATTCATTTACCGCTTGGTACTGATTGGCGATTGCTAAAAGCGCAGTGCTATCAAGAGAGTCGACTACAACCATTAGCGGTTTCACCAGCTGGGGCACAGGGCTTATGTCAATTCATGCCTAACACCTGGCGTGATATGAAAACAAAATATCCTGATTTAGAAAGCCCTTGGTTAGCGGTTCATTCGATACGAGCTGCAGCGCTTTACATGTCACAGTTAAACAAAGGGTGGAGTAGTCCACGCCCTCAGCCAGAACGGTACAAGCTTGCATTGGCGTCCTACAATGCTGGGTTTGGCAATATTCTTAAATCACAGAAGAGGTGCAACGGTGCGGTTTATTATGAGCCTATTGTTGTTTGTTTACCTCTTATCACTGGTTACCACAGTAAGGAAACAATTGATTATGTTAACCATATTAAAAGGTTTCACTGGCTTATGGTCAGCACGGGTAACTAAGTTAGTGTTGGTTGTATTGAGCATTGGTGCTTTGTACTGGTATGTATCATCGCTCAACGAGCAAATCGAACTTCAACAGGTAGATATTGATGCTAAGGAGCAGCAGCTGATTGATAAGCGCGCAGAGATAGTCTCACTCAAGATTGGTATTCACCAAGCAAATAACGCCACTCAAGTAGCGCTAACTGAAATCGAAACACGCGAAGAGCTGGCAGCTCAACGACTCAGGGTTATTACAACACTGCGTGAGCAATTAAGCGACTTTGAAACTAATCTCGATAAGCTGGAGCAGGCCGATGAACAAGTTAAACGTTGGGCTAATGAGCCTGTTCCTGTTGCTGTCATTGGGTTGCTCAACAACGCCAGAGATACAGACCAGAACAATACCAGTTATAAAGGTTCAAAAAGTATTACCTCCTCGCCAGCTGATGCAGGATTGTTTGCTGCCTACAATAGACGTTCAAACGAACGAAGACATGGTGTTGTTAATCGGAAAGCTTTATCAGTCACTGAACACGTGCAATTTTGATAAACAGAAGTTGAGAGACTGGTCAGCTGATAGGGACACTGAGTAAGTTATGTTCAGTCCTTGTAGAAGCCCCGGCTGTAAAGGCAAGGGAAGAAAGGAGTATCAAGGTTACTGTGCTAAGCACAAAGTATCTTCTGGTTGGTTCAGGGTAGAACGAGACAATGGTAATCGACACGAGCGTGGTTATGGTTCTGACTGGGAAGAACTGAGACAGAAAGTCTTAGTGCGTGATGATTATCTCTGTTGCTTGTGTAGTCAGCAAGGTATGGATGTACCAGCAACTACGGTTGACCATATCATTCCCAAGTCACGCAACGGTACCGATGACATGAGTAACCTTCAGTCGCTATGCGACGAGCACCACAAAAGTAAAACAGCCACGGAAAGGTGTAGGTAGGGGGTGGTTAAATCTCTACAGCCTTTTTTCAAAGTACCGCCGCCCCAGGTAAATTTTTAGAAATGCCAAAACTCCAAACCTTTTTTTTCAGAAGTTAAATTCAATAGAGAAACAAAATCATGGGACGTCCGAGAAAATCTGAGTCAGAAAAAAAAGCGCTCGGCACTCATAGAAAAAGCCGAGCAGTTGAAGAAGTCGACGCAACCGGCGAACTGCTGGATTACAAAGAGTTGACTTGCACTACAGCAAACAAGTTTTACGAAAAGTTGAGAGAGGTTTTTGCTGATCTCAATATTCTAGGCGCACAAGATTCTTTCACGTTGCGCGAAATTGCTGACGAATTCGCAGCGCTAAAAACGATGCGTAAAGACCTAAAGGCCCAGGGTGTCACTTATAAAACTGTCGGTACTAATGGGCAGACACTGCGTAAACTTAACCCATTATTTGACGCGGTGAAAAAGAGCGAAGCGCGCTATGATTCACTCTTAGATAAGATTGGTGCGAACCCACGTGCTAGGGCAGCAATTGCTAATATTAATTCCCAAACAGACTCTAATGAATTGCTACTAGAAATCTTTGGCAAGAAGATAGAGTCAAGCGCCCAGTTGGACTTACTCTCGATGCCTATGAACGCTGCGTCGAGTCCTGAAAAACCAATCAATTAAACATGGACAAGGTTTTTCGAGAGCAGCTAGAGCGAGCTATTGATTTAAACCCGACTGTTCAAGATGCCATTAACTGGGCGCTGAATGTAATTGATGGGTCAGAAATAGCCTGCAAATATGTCAAATGGTCATGCATGCGTTTTTATAACGACATGGTGAATGGCAAAGAACGTGGTTTGCTTTTTATACCCGAGAAAGCAGCTACAGCGTTGGCGTTCTTTCCAAGCTTTTGCACGCATGTTAAAGGGGAGTTGTCTGGTCAGCCGATAGTCTTAGCGCTACATGAAGCATTCATCATTATCAACATCTTCGGTTGGTACAAATGGGATGAGGACGAAAGCAGATACACTCGGCGCTTCACCAGAGCATACGATGAAGTCGCCCGTAAGAATAACAAGTCCACATTAAGCTCTGGTATTGGTCTATACATGCTCGGTGCTGACGGGGAAGGTGGCGCAGAAGTTTACGCAGCTGCGACTAAAAAAGACCAAGCAAAGATAGTCTTTGACGCAGCGGCCGCGATGGTGAAGAAGTCGCCTTTGCTTTCTGAGATAAAAGTGCACAAGACTCACATGGAAATTGAGTCAACCAATAGTGTGTTCAAGCCGTTGTCTCGCGATGCAGACTCGCTCGATGGTCTGAATAGCCATTGCAATATAGTTGATGAATTACACGCTCATAAATTCAGAGATTTGTGGGATGTATTGATCACAGGAACTGGCGCACGGCTTAATCCGTTGACGCTGGCCATCACAACAGCAGGCTTCAGCAAAGACGGCATTTGTTTTGAGCAGCGCCAGTTAATAATCCGCATTTTAGACCCTGACGATGAATACGAAGACGACACGTATTTTGGCATTATATTTACGCTTGATGAGGATGACGACCCGTTCGATGAGTCGACATGGCCAAAGGCAAACCCCAATCTCGGTCGCTCTAAAAAGATCAGAGATATGCGTTCTCAGGCTAAAGAAGCGCAAATAGGATTGCTGGCAAAGCTGAATTTTCTCGTTAAGCATTTAAATGTTTGGTCAGACGTAGCAGGCGCTTGGCTGGATGGGAAAGAATGGAAGGCGCTGGCTGGTGAATTTCCTGAAAATATTGATAGCCTACCCATGTGGGTAGGCTATGACTATGCGCCAGAGCAAGATATAACTGCAATCATTCGGCTGTATGTAGAGTTTGAAACGGTCGAGGTACCCGTGGAACGAAACGGGGCTACCCAGATGGTTACCATTCAAGAGCCTAAACACCTCTATATCAAAACTGAATTCTATTTCCCTGAAATTGGCCTTGGCTACTTACCTGAGCGTCTAAAGAATCGGGTTCAGCAATGGGGTGATAAAGGTTTTATCAACATTACGCCAGGCGCACAAATGCGCAACTCTATATTGCAGCCAGTGCTAATGAATTACGGTGCGCAAGAAAACTGCAAAGAGCTCTGCATGGACCCTTGGAATACCCGAGAAATGACAGGGAACCTTGACGAGGAAGGCGTAGAGGTCATGCATATTGGTCAGACTGTGCGAAACTTTTCTGACGTTATGAAAAAGCTGGAAGCCATGATCCATGACAAAGCGATAACCCACGATGGTAACCCGGTTATGAATTGGATGATGGGTAACGTCGAAGTGGCACCAGACAGAAACGACAATATTTTTCCGCGTAAAGCTGGCGAGAAAAAGCACAATAAAATTGATGGTGCGACAGCGTTATTCACAGCCATGAACCGTGCATTAATCAATGGTGGAGAGACCCCAAGCGCTTATGAAGATTCGAATTTCGGCCTCTAATATTATGAATGATTTAATAGGTTTGACTGGCACCGGCCTGCTTTGTTTTGGTCTCTATACACTAGCGCCATGGTTGGCATTCGCTACAGGTGGGGTTTTATTGATGGCGTTCTCCTTCTTAAACGCCAAACGAATTAACCAAAATGGTGAGCAATAATGGCAATTTTTGACGTACTGTCTGGCAGTGGTCACCCTTTAAGATCTTCAGTTGATAACCCTGAGTCTTGGTTTACGAATATCTTTGGTGGTACTTCCTCTTCAAGAGCCGGCATTAAAATTACACCAGATAAAGCGCTCAACAGTATTACCTTCTTTTCGTGCGTGAAAGTCATTTCAGAAGACCTAGCAAAGTTGCCTTTAGATTTGTTTGAGCGACTAGAAGATGGTTCAAGGTCTAAAGCGCGCAGTCACGGTCTATTTAAGTTGCTTCGACGGAAACCCAATCCATTCCAAACCGCTTTCCAGTTCAAGCTGATGATGCAGCTACATGTTTGTATGCGAGGTAATGCATACGCAGTGATTCAACACGATAACAATGGTAACCCGACAGCACTTATTCCCCAGCATCCCGATAAGGTTACGGTGCTCAAGACCAGTGAAGGTGAGTTGTTTTACGACCTAGGAAAAGAAAAAGGTATCGCCCCTGCAGAAAATGTTTTGCATTTACGTGGTATGTCCTATGACGGCATCATGGGGGTAAATCTGGTTTACCAAATTGCAGAAACTCTTGGGTTAGATATTGCGAGCACAGAGCACGCCGCTGCCTATTTTGGCAATGGTGCGCGCCCTGGCGTTATCCTTGAGCACCCGAAGACGCTTTCACCAGAAGCCAAAACTGAAATAAAGAAAAAGTGGGATGAGCAATACAATGGTGCTGCTAATACCCAATCGGTGGCAGTACTAGCTGAAGGTATGAAAGCCGAAGTGATGAAACTGAATCACGTAGAGTCACAGTTTCTGGAAAGCCGCAGTTTTACCGCTTATCAAATATGTGGCGCACTCAGAGTGGCGCCGCACCTCGTTGGCCTGATGGAAAAAGCCACGTTCTCTAACATTGAGCACCAAGGGCAGAGTCATGCTGGTAATTGTATCCAACCACATACTGTTATGTGGGCTGAATGTTTAGCAGACAAACTGTTGTTTGAAGATGAGAAAGAAGACTTCTACTTCGAATTTAACTTTGATTCGCTGATTCAGACAGATTTTGAAACCAGAATGAACGGATATGGAAAAGCTATTGATAGCGGAATCATGAGCCCCGATGAAGTTAGGCAGAAGGAAAATATGAATATTCGTCCCGATGGGCGAGGTGGTGAGTACAGGTTGCCTAAAAATATGAGCTTAAGTGGAGACAAAAATGAAGAATAGCCTTATCGAAACGATGTTACTCAATGAGCCACTGATGCTTTCACAGCCCAAATTAAACGCGATATTAGTTGCCATGGCCGATCGCGCTAACATTGAGTTAGAAGGAATTAGTACTGCAAGCTCGATGTCAACGCCCAGTAAAATTGAAAGCCAAAATGGAGCTATTGCGGTCATTCCAATTAATGGCTCTATCACCCATAAATCCATCGGCTTGAACGCGATGTCTGGCTTAACGTCATATCAAGAAATTGAGTCTCAGTTAGATAAGGCTTTAAACAATCCTTCGGTCACAGAGATTGTATTGGACATTGACAGTCACGGGGGGCAGGTTTCAGGTGCCTTCGATCTCGCAGATAAGATTTACGAAAGTCGAAGTATCAAACCAATAACAGCATTTGTAAACGAGGCCGCTTATTCAGCGGCCTTTTTATTAGCATCTTCAGCGTCAGAAATATTTGCGCCTCGCACTGCTGGCGTTGGTTCAATTGGTGTTATTACCGCACATGTCGACAACTCAGTTCATAACGAACAGCAAGGAAGAAAGGTTACCTATATCAAGGCTGGTACTCACAAGGCTGATGGCAATCCAGATGAGCCTTTAAGCGAAGCCGCGCATGCGCACATTCAAGAGCGTATTGATAGTTCTTATTCGTTGTTTGTTAACACTGTGGCCCGTAATAGAGGCATAAGTGTTAACGCAGTAATCGAGACACAAGCCAAGACTTACACCGCTGAAAGCGCATTATCTTTGAAATTAATTGATCATGTTACTTCAATAAACAGCGCCTTGAGCACTGTTTTAGAACGCAACCGCCCTTCTAAACCAACTAATTCTCGTCGAATCGCTAGACGAGCCACCGCAATAAAACTCACTAACCAAAGTACCTCGCACGAGGTAGGAGAACAATAGTATGAAACTTAAAGAGCTACTAGCAAAGCGTGCTGGGGTGAAAGACCAGATCCAAGCATTGGCAGACAAAGAAGCTGAGCTTGAAGAAGGTCAAAGCTTAAGCGCTGAGGAAATTGAAAAGTTCGATGCATTAGAAACTGATTTCAATAACCTAACGGCCCAAATTCAACGAGCTGAAAAAGCACAATCGATGGCTGCATCTCATGCAAAGCCGGTATCGTCGAGCGCAGTGCATGTCTATGCTGGAAACGGCAACGATAAAGAGTACAAGCCTGGTCAGAAAATGGCTATGGTAGCGATGGCTGTAGCTAGCACACACAATACCGCAGTTAGTGTACCTGAGTACATTGAAAGCAATTTCGCAGACCCTCAGATGGCTGCCTCTCTTGATACTGCTACGCCAGCGCAAGCAGGTTACCTTGTTCAAGAGCAGCATTCCTCAGACTTCATCGAAATGTTAAAGCCACGCACCGTAATCGAAAGAATGGGTGCGCGCCATATTCCAATGCCAAGTGGAAATATGACGATGACACGAAAAACCGGACGTGCAAATGCCGGGTACGGTGCAGAAGGTGCCGATACAAATGCAAGTGGCGCGTCAGTGGGGCAGTCTAAGCTAAGCGCTAAAAAGTTGACCGCGTTAACTCCCATTTCAAACGACTTACTTAGACAGTCATCTATGTCTGCGGTGAATTTTGTGCGTGACGATCTTGTTGAAACGGTTGGTCTGACAAAAGACTTGGCCCTGCTCCGTTCGGACGGTACGGGTGATTCTCCGACTGGTATTCGCCATCAGGCCGCTGCTGGAAACATTATTGATTCATCTGCAATAACGAGCTCCGCAACTCTCGCAGAAGTCGACGGTAAGCTTGATGCTGCAATTCTGAAGCTGCGGTTATCGAATGCACCAATGCTTGATTGTGGTTGGATCATGTCTCCCAGCGTATTTACGTACATTGCTGGCCTACGGGATGGAAACGGTAACAAAGCATACCCTGAAATGGAACGCGGCATGCTTAAAATGTACAAGGTTGAATTCACTAACCAGCTGCCAGAAAACCTCGGTGTAGGTGGTGACGAATCAGAAATTTCATTTGTTGATTTTAGCCAGGTCATCATCGGTGATACGTACAATGTGAACATCGCTGTATCTACTGATGCAACGTACAAAGACGGTGCTGAATTAGTGTCGGCCTTCTCTCGCGATCAAACCGTCTTGAGAATCATCACAGAGCACGACATGTTATTGCGACATGACACTGCTGCAGCAATTATCACTGGGGTTAAATGGGGCATCGGCCTCAACTAATGCTTCGCTCTTAACCAGCGCCTCCATATGGGGGCGTAGAATTTTTCTTTGAATTAGGATCAAAAAAATGGCTGACCAAAACAACGCTACTGACGATAAAAAACAGCAAGTTAAGTCGAAAAAAGACGTGAAAGCGGTTACGTTCCTTAAGCGCTTCGACCGCTACAACACTGGTGAAACTGCTGGCTTTCCTACTGAGCAGGCTGAAAAGCTGATCAAGGATAAAATTGCAGTAGTACCTTCCGAATATAAGAGTGCTGAGAAGAAAAGCTAACGCACATGCCTAGTTTTAATTTTATTACTCTTGAAGAGGCGCAGCGACAGCTTGGAGTTGACGCCTCTGATGTCGATACAGACGAGGAGTTTGATTCAGGCGAACTGAATGATTTTATTGAAGATGCTACGGCCATTGTTGCATCAGAAATAAATCGTCAAGTATATGAGACTCAAGCAGATCTGGACGCTGCTATCTTGGACGGTAGCGCACCTGAGTATGCAATTTCACTTGAAACACCTCATAAAGGCCGAATTGTGAAACGACTAACCAAGTTGTTAGTTGCTCACATGTTTAAGCATCGTGAAATCACGTCTGATGAAAATGCAAGGGCTGTATTCATGACGTATGGCCACGCACTCACTCAAGTGCAAATACCTTCTTAGTATGGACACGGCAGGCATTGATATTTCAGGTCTAAAGCAAATGGAAGCTGCTTTGACTGATTTAGCGAAAGAAATAGGTGCTAAAAAGGCAACAGGTATATTCACCTCTGCACTTAACGAAGGTGCAAAAGAGTACGAAGAGCATATAAAAGAAAATGTTAATGTTTCCAAGTACGCACGAACAGTTAAAACTAAGTCTGGCAATCGCGTAGAAATACGCCCTGGCTTCTTAAAATCGCGAATCAAGCGCAAGGCTAGCACTAATAGAAAAGGCGGCACTAACAAACGCTTTGGGAAAAACGAGGTTGCGCGCGTAAAGGTTGGTGTATTTAAAGTACCCTACATTGTCCAGTATGAGTTCGGAACTTCACGCCAACAGGCAAACCCCGATATTCGTAACGCGTTCAAGTCAAAGACTACTGCAGCAGTTGCGCGAGCAAAAGCCCAGTTGAAGAAAAAGATCATGCTGGCGCAAAAACGAATTGCGAAAAAGAGAGCCGAAAAATGATTGAAGATGCAGTAAAAGCACGGCTCCGTGCTGACTCTGAGCTTAAAAAAATTACAAGCACGCGCATCGATACTGACGAAGTAAACAATCATAACGATAAATACGTGATGATCAGCGTAGTCGACGATGAAGACGAGTTTGATTCATCCAACAAAAAAGGCCAGAGCAGCGCGCGGATTCAAATAGACTGCTATGCAAAAAACAAAACCATAGTTCGCGACATGCGTAAAGCTATAGACGCATCCTTACAGCAGCAATCGTTTTCCATTAACAATTTACATATTCAAGTGTGTATGCGTGAAAGCCGCGTCCCTACATCCGAGAAAAAAGGTGCATCGGTACTTTATCGCGAAGCACTTGACTACAACATCAAATACAATGAGGTTTAAAAATGGTCGCAATTACTAAAGCAACAGCTCCAATCGACCCAGCCGGTAATACTCTTCGGTTCTGCGCAGCAGGTGCAGGGGCGGTTGATACACTATTACCTAACATTCCACCTGATTCGTTTCCACAAGTAAATTCAGGCGATCAGTTTGATGATGTTACTCCTGCGGATGAAACATCCAACCGAAAATATCGTAAGAAAACGTTACCTGAAGACCAAGATTTTGAATTGGTTCTTTGGTCAACACCTGGTGTCGCAGATCAGAAGACTTTCACAGATATGGTTAAAGCGAAAACGCCTATCAATATTGAATTGACGTATTCGTCAGGCGATGTAGTTAGTGCGCTGTTCTTACCTCACGATCACTATGCCTCATCAGGTGAGAAAAGCATGTTTGCATGCATTGGAAAACTTCAGTCGATTAGTTTTGACACCGTGGTTGAAGCATGATTACTGCAGAACAAATAATGGCTGGTGCGTTACCGCGCACCAAGAAAACCTTTAATGTAACGGGCATAGGTGAAATTGAACTTCACCGCTTGCCACTCAATCGTGAAATTGAAGCGCAGAAGATGATTGCTTCCAATGATGTAGATATTGATAAGTTAGAAAATCTCATCCTGAACAATACTTACTTCATGCTGTTTGGTGAGTACAACGATGAAGAATCTCAAAAATTATATGAGCTTCTTGATCAAACACAAATCACCAATTTACACGCAACGGGCCTCTTCTTCACACAGCTCGATACTGACACCTTGGAACAAACTGAAAAAAACTCACGAAGCGACCAGAGCTAGCAGCGCTCTGCAGCTTAGCAGATAGCTTTGGTTGCACCCTTCAAGAGTTAGACAATCACTTAACCCCTACAGAACTGGAACTTCGATTTGTTAATAAATGCATCTCGATGGATATCACGTTCGATAGAACCAAACATAAAGATATAAAGCGAGCAGAAGAGCGCCAGCAAGTGGAAAGCTTTCTGCGTGAGTGTCCGTGGCGAAAAGGTAAATCATGGCAACATTAGCGACATTAACAATTGACTTAGTTGGCCGCAGCGCGAAGCTTAACGCTGAGCTTAAAAAAGCCAACAAAAATACTAAGTCATGGGCCGTTAAGACACGCCAAATGGCAGGCGGTGCTGCCAAGGCCATGGGTGCGTTTGGTCTCGTTGCTGTGGCTGCGCTTGCACGGATAAGTGCTAAGAACGCTGAGTTTATCGACCAGCAGGCGAAAACGGCTAAAGCGCTAGGCATGACCACTGAAGCATTGAGTGGTCTGCAACACGGCGCCAATCAGTCAGGCGTGAGCAGTGAAGCGCTCAATAAGTCGCTAAAACGCATGCAGCAAGGGCTTGGTCAAGTTGCATCAACTGGAACAGGCGAGGCGCGTTATGCGCTTGAGGGTCTTGGTCTTGCTATTGAGGATATAAAAGACTTAGCGCCTGAAGAACAATTCAAGCTTATTTCTGATCGTTTAAAAGACGTAGAAAACCAATCAGAAAAGGTTTATATCGCGCAGTCTTTGTTTGGTAAGTCGGGTGCTGAACTAATCAACCTTATGGATCAAGGTGCCAAAGGCATCCGTGATTACATGGTTGAAGCTGAACAGCTTGGTATCACATTCAGCCTTTTCGACGCGGCAAAAGTCGAAATGGCAAATGATGCGTTTGACCGAGCAAAGAAAACCACACAGAGCTTTGGGCAAGTACTGGCGACTGAAACGGCACCGTTCATTGGTGCCATCAGTGACATGTTCGTAAACAACGCAAAAGAAGCTGGCGGATTCGGTGTAGTAGCACAAAAAGTACTGAAGTCAGTTGCAAAAGGGTTTGGTTTCGTTGCTGATACGGCGCATGGGCTTCACGCGGTGTTCAAACTCATAAAGCAGGGGCTTTATGAAATCGGCAGCATGTGGGTTAAAAACGTTAACTGGATTGCTCAAACATCCAAGCCACTGCTAGATTTGATGGGGATAGACAGTTCTGGTCTTGCCAGAATGCAAAACTTCTCTGACGAATTTAGCGCGATGACAGACAAAGCGCGAGAAGAGACGCAAAACTTACTTCTTCAAGAAATGCCATCTGAACGCATTGAAAGATGGATGAATGATGTTGTTGAAAAAGTTGAAATTGAAGCGCAAAAACAAGTTAAGAAGGGCTCTAAAACCAACCTAAACGACTTGGTTACGTCTGACTCTGAAGAAGGCGCAAAGTCTAGCGAAGACCAAAAAGCCACACAACAACTTATCGATGCCGCGCGCGAACGCTATGACCAAATTTACGAAGAGAAGTTAATCGCAGAGGAACGCGATAGAGAGTTAGAAAACCGACGTTACACTCGCCAAGTTCAAGCGATGGAAGCAGAGTTTGAGCTGCTTCGACAAAAGAACGCGGTAACTGCCGAACTTGAAGCTGAGTATCGCCTCGCTAAAGAGCAAGCAGAGCAGCAGCACAATGATCGTATTCAAGAAATTGAAACGAACAAAAACAATGCGCTGCAAGAAAGCTATCAAGGTTTATTCAACCAGATGAGTAGTTATTTCGATGGCATGGAAGGGAAGCAAGGCCAGTATGCTCAGGCAGTAATGAGCATAGGCGGTGCGCTTGTAGATGAAGAAAAACGTAAAGCACTATTTCAAATCAAAGCCGACACCGAAGCGGCCGCAATGTCTGCCTATCGTTCACTTTCTGTAATTCCCGTAGTTGGTCCAGCTTTAGGTGTTGCAGCAGCTGGTGCAGTCATCGCCTATGGTGCAATTCGTGCCTCCAACCTGATGGGGTTATCGGGAGCTCGGGAGCATGGCGGCAATGTAGTTGCTGGGCAAAGTTACCTTGTTGGTGAGAGAGGTTACGAGGTTTTTACGCCAAATGTTAGCGGCAAGATTTCAAATCATCATGAGTCTAAAGGCATGATAAACAGCGCTGCTCAACAAAACTATAAAACAGCTATGCCAAATCTTAACGTTCACATAGAAAATAGAGTGCCTGCACAATTTCATGTAGAGAGATTAAGTGCTACCGATGTGAAAATCATTGCATTAGAAGTTGCTCAGCAAACAGTTCGAAGAGATGCACCAAAGGTTATAGCTGGAGATCTCGCTAATCCAAATAGCCGTGTAAGCAGCTCGCTGAATAGAAACACGCTAACACAAAGGAAGCGCAATGGATAAGCTTGTGTTATCGCCACTGCAAAGCGCTTACAGCATTGAAGATGGAAACGAGACTCATCGCATTGAATTAGACGGTGGTCTTGGCCGTTATCGTAAAGACATCATTGGTGCGAGTAACAAAGTTACAGCGTCATGGTTACTGGATGCAAATGAATATGCTTACTTACGTGCATTCTATCGAACTACAACGAAATCAGGCTCAGTTTCTTTTTTGGTAGACTTGATAATTAACTATGCCGACGTCTCGGAGTACGAAGCTTTCTTTATGCCAGAATCGTTACGTTTGGATGGAATTGAAGGGGGAATGTTTAAGTGCAGTGCCACACTGGAAGTTAAGCAAAAGAAACCCGAAGAAGATATCGATGAAGCGCTTGTAATGATCTTCAATGCGTTTGGTTCTGATACTAGTAGTACAATATCAATTATAGAGCATTTTGCTAACAATACGTTGATAGAATTCTCTGAAAATGTCTGAATATTCTGATTTTTACCTTAATTCACCTTCCAGCATTGTTCAGTTGGAAACACTTGAGATAGCTCATCCTAGCTTTACAAAAACGTATTATTTAGTACGAAACTCTACAAACGGTACAACGGTCACGCTTGAGAACAGCCAAAACCAAACGTTTGATTACTACCCACTTAAAATAACCAGTATTGGTACTCGTGATAACCTCGACTATGGCTTAAGAGTTGATTTGGGGGACCTTGGTGAAGTGTTACCAATTGAGCTAGATGCGGTAGCAAGTGAAAAATCTTATGCTACAAAGCCAACAGTAATTTATCGTACATATCGTAGCGACGATTTAACCAAGCCGTTATTTGGTCCAATTCAGTTGGAAATCACCACTTTTAACTTTAATCGTGATGGTGCATCTTTTGAAGCAAAAGCCCCTTCGCTGAACATCAATAAGACAGGTGAATCCTATCAAATAGACAGGTTCCCGATGTTGCGTGCGTTCCTGTAATGCTTGATAAATTTCTAGGCCGAAACTATTCGCCGGCCAACTACAACTGTGTGCATTTTACAGTTGAAGTTTGGCAGGCACTGACGGGTAATAACATTGAACAGGCGCTAACGCTTTTCATGCGGCCATCAAATGACCGCAAAGCAAGCATGAGTTTACGCCGTTCATTCAAGAAACTCGAAGCGCCGCAGTCTCCCTGCCTAGCATTGATGCAAAGACAAAAAACTAGCCCTCATTTGGGCGTTTACTACAAAAATAAAATCATACATATCACAGAGCTTGGCGTCGAAAACGTTGAACCAAGCCTTGCCGCGCGTGGATTTGAAAAGGTTACGTATTACCAATGTCTGTAAAAATAACATTTATTGAAAACGTTTTTGACAAAGCGACATGGGAGGTGAAGAAAGTTGATGATGTGAATGCTTTTCTAGCAAGCAAGTTTAGTCAGTTTCCTTCTACGGGGCGAATTTATCACGAGCAGATATCAGAAAATAACGATATCACGCCACGAACAGTTAAAGACATTGCTCGATTAAATACGCTGGACGGTCATATCTATATCGTTATCTATCCAGGTGATCCAATTACTGTAATTTTTGCAGTGGTGGCCGTGGTATCAGCCGTGGTTGCGTTCACTATGGATGTGCCAAACCCAGCGCTAAAGAATAATCAGCAAACTAGTCCAAACAATGAACTATCTTCACGTTCAAACCGCGAGCGTATAAATGCACGTGTAGCTGATATATTCGGTACGGTTCGATCTACCCCTGATATGATTGCACCGGCATATAAAGTGTTTGAGAATCATCTGGAAGTTGAACACGCTTATATGTCTGTAGGAAGAGGGGAGTATGAGATACCCGATAATGAAGTAAAAGACGACACAACGAGAATACTAGATATACCTGGAGCATCTGTACAAATATATAAACCGTTCACATCACCAAACTCTGGGCATTCTCCACAGCTTATTGTTGGAAATGCTATCAATGAACCAATCTTCGCCGCAAAAAGAAATAATGCCGTTAATGGGCAAGTACTGCGTGCTCCTAACAGTAATAGCTTAAACGGAAATAACGATATTAAATTTACCTCTCTTGGGCAAATTGTTGCTAACCCTTCAAGTGAAATAGACTTTACAACAAAGTTTGAAGCTGGAGACTCTATTCAAATTAGTAATGCTATTTTCAATGCGCCTCCTACAGGTTCAAGTGAGGGCCAGTTTACTCGGTCGGTTAGTTTTTTAGTTCGTTTGTTGCATATGAGACAATTGGTTCGATTGCCGATTCAGGTAGTACAGTTAGAATTGACCGTGCAATCTTTGTTTACAATGATGGAGTGGAACCTCAAATAATCGATCTTTCTGGTACTTATACTGTAACAGGAAGCGATGAAACGGGAATGTTTCTTCAAAACCCAGAATTAGTAAACTCAAATTGGAATCTTATTGACGGAAATTTTCCGAGCAACCAAACCCCCTTTAAAAATGTTGATATTACTGTTGACCCTGAGCAGCAAAACGTAAATTTAGATGGAACTTATATTGTTGTAAATGTAAGTGAGGGTGCTATTTTTCTCGATAACCCATCGGCGGTAAACCCCGACTGGGATAATCTCACCACTTACGATAATGAAGAAACTGGATATATTAGTCCCAAAATAGTTACAACTGGAAATAAGATAGTGGGATGGTTCATTTTGAATGATCCCAACATAACGGATATTTACTTTAACTTTGTTGCTCTTAATGGGCTTTATAAAGACGATGGTAAAAAGCAAATACCATTTGATGTAGAAGTTGCAGTAACTGTTCAGGAGGTTGATGAGTTCGGCAATGCGATTGGCATAGCAGAAATACACGATATAATCATCGATGGTTCAGATTTAACAAAATCAACAAGAGCAAAAACACTTAAAGTTCGACCTAATTTCTCAGGTCGTTGTCGCGTCCGCGCATGGCGTAGAACACCAAGTGACTTAGACTTTGAGGGTAATGTCGTAGATGAAGTGAAATGGCGCGATGTATATGCCATGGCACGGATTCAAGATGATAACTTCGGTGATGTAACTACGTTACAGTCTCTTACTTATGCAACTAACGGCGCCTTGGCTATTAAAGAGCGCAAGCTTAACCTATTAGCTACACGCAAAATCACAACTATCATAAATAATGCACCTAGCTCAGTCCTGTCAACGAGTAATCGTGCGGACGATATCATTCTTTCTCTTTGTTTAGACAACCGCATTGGCAATATAAGTACAAATCAAATCGACATTGAAAACATCAAGAACACCGTAAAAGAAGTCGAAGACTACTTCGGCACTGAGAAAGCAATAGAGTTTAACTATACTTTTGATAGTGACAATCTTAGCTTCGAAGAAACTATTGCGATGGTGGCAAGCTCAATTTTTTGCCGTGCTTATCGGCGAGGAAGCGTCATAAAACTTACATTTGAGAGACTTACCACAGACTCTTTACTGCTTTTCAATCATAGAAATAAATTACCAGGTTCAGAAACCCGTACCGTTCGCTTTGGCAACCAGAGCACGAATGACGGAGTAGAACTAGAATATGTTGATCCGCTCGATGACGCGGTACACACAATCCGCCTGCCAAAGGGCGCGACTGTAATCAATCCTAAAAAAATTGAAACCGCTGGCATTCGCAGCTATCAGCAAGCCTATTTCCACGCATGGCGCGCGTGGAATAAAATTCAGCACCAAAACATCGCTGTCGAATTTGAAGCTACGCAGGAAGCAGACATTCTTGTTTTGAGTAACCGTATTCTTGTTGCTGACAACACTAGAACAGGCACGCAAGACGGTGAAGTGTATTCGCAAAACGGACTCGAGCTAGAGCTATCTCAATCGGTAGTTTTTGAGGTGGAAAAAAGCTATACGATATTTTTGCAGCACACAGATGGCACCGTTGAATCAATGCCTGTCAGTGAATCGACCACGAGTAACTATCATGTGCTACTTTCACGCGCACCCAAACAGGCACTTTCACTTGATAGAAGCCACTACGCCAGCGCGCTTTATCAAATTGTTGCCGATGATTCGTCACGCGAACTAGCGTTCTTACTCACTGAAAAAAGCAATAACGATAATTTCACTAGCCGCTTAACCGCGATTAACTACGAACACAAATATTATCTTAATGATGCGCTACATTTTTCTCTTGATATTCCCGTCACAAATTTAGCTTCACTTGCCACAAACGGTAGTGCCAGCGAGCCAGTTACTCCCATTGGGCCACTTGTTATTATAAATGATGCAACCTTTGGACATTGCCTGAACTTCAATGGATCAACTGCCTGGCTGGAAGTTGACGCGAACAGATTGCCAGCAAGTTACACCAAAACCGCATGGATAAATACGCAAAAAGTAACTGGTTCACAGGGCATAATCTGTTCTGATACTGGCAGTGGTGCAGCTGAAGCGTTTCGTTTGGCTGGCAACTGGCTTGAAGTTAGCCATGGGTGGCCCACAACCGAAGGTAACTTCTTGAGAACACCCTACAACGGTGGCGTTGATGTTTGGAACTTCGTTTGCGCCACGTACGACGCGGCTACAGGAACTGTAAAAATTTTTCTTAATGGCGTTGAATTGGCTTCATTGGTAGGCGTTCAGCAACGCGACTTAACACTTGATTATCTAGTCGGTGCCTTTGGTGGATCAGGCTCAAATACGTTCGACGGCCAGATTTATGATCCACAAATATACAGCCGTGCACTAACCCCCCAAGAAATTGAAATCGTTTTTAATAGTTACTAGAGAATAAGAAATGATATTAATAAATAGAGAGGCATTGGAAAATGCACAAACAGATCTTGAAACGATTGAAAATGTTGTTAACTCAACTTCGAGCTCTGTAAATACTCGCCTCGGTGGCTCAATTAAAACCCTTCACAAGGTGATCAACGATTTAGCTAACAGTGATGTTGGGGCACCCGCAGTTCTGGCGGCAAAAAACCAACCTATCATCCAGCTCATGAATATTTCGGGGTCAAACGCATATACATGCGATGCTCCCAATTATCATAGCCAATACGCAAATAACCAGATATATTTATTTGTCCCAACTCAAACAAATTCAGGGGCAAACCCTACTCTATCAATAGGGGGGTTATCGCCATTACCTTTTAGGCACATCGACGGGGCCTTGTGTTCAGCTGGAGATCTACGGGCGGGTCGATTTTATGTGATAAGAGTATCTGGTTCGGCAGACAGATTTCAAATTGTTAGTGGTTACACAATACCTAATACACCTTTGAACGAAAAATCACAGGTTCCAGCCTCAACTGAATTTGTGCATGAATTGTTAAAAACACCGACTACACAACTAAGAAATGTAACCGGTACAAACTCAATAGTAGCTACAACTTTTGCACCGTACACGAATTACGCTACGGGTGATATGTTCATGATTGCTGCAGAATCCACTAATACTGGTCCAGTAACTCTAAACATTAACAATTTAGGAAATTTACCAATTACCGATTATGATGGTGATCCGTTGCTACCAGGTGACTTTGTACAGAACAGATTTTATTTTGTACGGGTAACGAACAATTCAGAGTTTCGAATTATTTTTAGAGGAGTTAACCCTAGAAAAGTACTTCATGATAGTAAATTCACTGGTGAGAGTGAATGCGAACTTGCCGGACCTAACTCATTCAATCAGGTAGCTAACGCTCATTTTGTGTCGGAAAAAATATCAGATGTTGAAAGTGCTTTAGCTTCCTCATCAATACAAAAAAATATTATATCTCGAAGTATCAACTCCATTGAAGGTGCTTCATCATTCACAGGCTCTTTGGCTTTATCTAAGTCTTCCTATAACAACATTGATGCTTACAAATTATCAATCAATGCCGGTCAGGTTGGTGGGAAGTATTTGGCTATAAATAAATCAAACCACCCTGAGCTTTTTTCTTCAGAAAGAATCTCAATGTCGGTCCTTTTTCTATTCTATACATATGCAAATGGAAACGATAGAAGTCGTATTCTTCTTCAGCAAATCAACGAAGGCGCAGAGATAACATCAGCTCGGCAAGAATACTCTATGGGCAATGAAGGGATAGATAGGCAATTTAGGCTGAAGTTCGCAAATATTCCTCTTAACCAAAACTGTGATGAAATTCGAATATTCTTTGACTTTATTAATGGAGAAGGAAGTGAACAGAGGGATGTGTACTTCCGCGAGTTATATTTAGGTGCTGGTCCAAATGCTGCCTATAAACCTCAAGGAGGCCTTGGCGATGAACAGCTTGAGACAATAGGAGACAAGATAAGTAACAATACGGTGACTCAAATAGACTCACTGCATACGAATATTTTAAACCCTTGGGAATTTCCAGATAAAGGAAGTCAGCACACAATTGAAACTGCGTCTGATGGAACTCCATTGCTTGTATGTAGTGCTAGTGCTTCTGCTTCTGATTTTATGCGTTGGGATAGAAGTCTCATAAAAGGCAATTCATTCAATGGAGGATTTACATTATATGCGACTTCTATAGTTTCTGGTCGCGTGCTTTTCCGGCAGTTTGATGAAGGCGGCACGGAAATCCGTGATCTTTCTGACGGTAACGGTGATTACCGATATGAATGGGATATACCCGGAGCGGTAGAAAGCGCTAACCCACAAACAATGAATATTTTCGATTTACCCATCGCGCCAACATGTAAAACTATGTCTATGTGGGTTGCTTCTGGTAGTTCTGGTGATATGAAAGTTGGACGTCCATGGATATCATCTAGCGCGAAAAAGTTCACGCCATACGCACCAACTATATTAAAGCTGGGCAAGCGAATTGAAATTACGCCTGGCGGTATGACTGCCAGCCAAGCAGTAGGCGAGGGTGCATCCACAATCATTGTTAATGATGGAGTTTATACGGCCGCAGAGCTTACCCTTGATGGTGATAATTTCATGGGGGTTGATATCATTGCAAAGCCCGGCACAATGCCAAAGGTTCGTGGCGGTGATCCCATAACTGGCTTTAATGCAGTAGGTGGTCTGACGAACGTATACAGCGCCTCTTGTCAAACTCAACCTGGTATGTACGATGCAAACAATCCAAAAGGCTTTGTATTCTGTTTTGGGCTGCCTTACTCTGAAATACAATTAGGCGATAGACATCCAGCCCACCATGGAAGATCACATAGATTACCTCACTTCCCGTTGTTTGCTGGGCCTACTACAGTGAACGAGCTCGAAAGTGCAACGCAACCATCATGGTATTACGATGCGACCGCTAAAGTCTTGTACGTAAATTCTGTACCGGGTGTCGACCCATTATCAATGACCATATATGTGCCCAAAGGTTATGGTTTAAGTAACGGCTCAAGACGCAACAATGTTGGCATCGAGGGGCTTACTTACGAATTCATGGGGCTCAAGTTTGACAACATGGGCAAATCTCAGATTGAAGGCGTTAATGTGATCGGCTCACCCATCGATGGCTTATCCGTTGATAAGGTGAATTTGATAGACAGATATTGCTCGGTTGTAGGTTCATCAAATGACAACTGGAACGGTCACGGAACCTATGGTGATACACCTGGGCGCCAAGATGGTTTCGCGTCAATCGATTACTTCTCTTCTTCTTATGAACCCTATTCAGCGTGGGCTTGGGATGATGGCCGCTCACTACACGAACGAGGCCGTGGACGCGTTGACGGTGGACTGATGGAATTCAATGGTTCAACTGGCTGCGCACCAGCTGGCGGTGCTGAAGAATCATACTATAACCTAGAGGTAAGATCTTGTGGTTGGGATGTTCCAGAGCAAGGCGGCATTGCGGTAGTTAATGCTGTTTCTGACGATGGCACCGGCTGCATTGTAAATTGCCACAATGTTATTGTTCGAGATTGCCAGCATGGTTTTGCTGTTGCGAGTCCTTTTAGTAGCCACCGTCTCAACCTCTTTAATACGAAATCATTTGGTTGTTCGGTCGCTGGTATTCACGCTGCGGAAAACTCAGTGGTAAACGCACACAATCACTACGACTATGGATCAGCAGCTGCGAAGGCAGGAACAGGTACTATCAATGTGAATAACGGGACATTAGTTTCTTAA